GCTGGTGGGGCTTTTTACAATACTTGGCAAAGTGCAGTCACATTTGATGAATACAAGAGCGGGAAAACAGGAAACGGATACATCCGAATCTTCGCCGCTTGGCATAACTTCGAGGAAAACCAAGAAAAAGAAACGGAGCCTCTTGAGCTGTCCTTTAAGGAACAATCTTTAAGGGACGAATTTTCGCTGACAGACAACCAACTCGCTTGGAGACGACGAGTCATCAAGGAGAAGTGCGGTGGTGATGTTAAACAATTCGAGCAAGAGTACCCTTCTGACCCAATCAGTTGCTTTTTGGCGTCTGGACGGCCTCGATTTGACCTATCTGGCATCTCGGCTCTTGAAAAAACCATCCGAGAACCCATTTATGGGACAATCGACGTACCTACCAACTTCACAAAACCCATATTTAGAAGCTGTTCTATGGCCGAAAGTTGGGCGTGGATCTGGGAAAACCCAAAAGAGAACGGCAGATACCTAATTTCAGCGGATTGCATGACAGGCAACTCCCAAGTCTCTGGAGCTGACCCAGATTCTCACTCTGTAGTCGTTTTAAGGGCTGGATACTTTGATTCGGACGGCTCGTGGATCCGCCCTGCCCTCGTGGCAAGGGTCAGACCTCCCTGCCGAGTCGATATCGACGTCTTAGCCGAGTTTATTGAGAGACTTTCCCTGTTCTACGGAGGGTGTTTGGTCGTCCCCGAAGTCAACGGACCAGGACTGGCTCTGATTGAGCTACTCAAAGAGTCCAGCATTAACCTTTATCAGCGTGAAATCTTCAATTTACGAGAATCTAGGCGTAGCAAGGCCTTGGGATGGCAGACCACAGACAAGACCAGACGCATTGTCATTGAAGAGCTTGCGTCAGCTATCAGAGACCACGACGAAAAAGGGTCTGGAATCGACATACATTGCCGTCACGCCATCGAGGAGTTGAAGACCTTTGTTATCACCGAGAGCGGTAGATCCGAGGCGGCCGCTGGAAGGCACGATGACGATGTTCTGGCAATAGCTATTGGAATTACCACAATCGCAGGGGCTACAAGATTCAACACCCCATCAGCAGTAAGGACTTTGCCCAAAGATTTACAGCAAATCTATATGGCAAGAACCCCTGTCGCAAGTTACTCCTAATGCGTCGCACCCAACAGAAAATCTGTTGAGGCCTAGCTTCCTTTGTCCAGTTGTTGGAGATGGCCTTACTAGACTTAACTGGAAACTATAGGAACAAAGAATTCAAAGGTGGCGTCGGTGGCGGTGCTTCCCCTGTTGTGTATGGCGGTCCCGAGCCATTTGACGGCGAAAACGTATCTGCTGAAACAATGCAAGCGGCAGTCATGGGAATTTACGAAAAGTACGGACGAAACGCCAAGGCAATGCGTATGGCAAAGGCCAGCCCAGAATATGCCGCACTTCAAGGTGCTGGCATCAGCGTATTTGGGAATCCTACCGCAAAGGTCGGAGCAGACGGAAAGCTGACGGGTGGAACCACAACTCTTTCTGGGGCATCGGAAGAAACAAAAGCAAAAGCGGCTTCCCAATATGCGGCACTTGAAGGCGGTGGTTCTCGAAGGACTTCACGGACTCCATCATCTTCTTTAACCGACGCAATCAACGGAGGAGCAGAAGTAGCACCCCCAGTCCAAAACAAGCCACGAGTCCCAGAGTCCACAGCTCAAACAGCTCAAAGCACTTCAATGGGTGCGGTTAACCCTCCACCAGCTCCAACTCCCGCAACGGAAGCCCCGAAAGTCGAGCCAGCCAAAACTCCAGTAAAGGAAACTTCAAAAGGGCCAAGGCTGGACACCTTCCGAGACGTCAACCCAAATCCTACTGGTGGCCCTGCCAGCAAGGGAGTGACCTACAGAGGGCCTACAACTGGATCTGGAGATTTCGGGCCAGCCAATCCAAATGCTGGCTCGTACAAGGGCGGGCAAGAAGCAAGAACCGCCGCAGACACAAGAGCCAGCTCGTTTATGTCCCCACAAGCGCAGGCGCAGAGGGCTAACGACTACCGCAAGCAACAAGGAATGGATGAAGTGGATTTTGCAGGGCAACAGCCAAAGTACGACCAAGCTGGAATTAACGAAACAAATTCAAGACAGGCTACCGCCAATACCGCAATGTCTCGCACTCGGGATGCGGGAGAACGCATGGCTCTGGCAGAAGAGCGGAACAAAGCTCAAGACGACAGGGAAAAAATCAAAAAGGGCTTTAACGAAGAGTCTCAGTTGTTGGCGACCAAACAGGCGGCCAACAAGAATACGTTTGGGAATCCTTACGGCCCAGACGGCGGAGAGTCATTCCGACAAAAGGAAAAATCACCAGAACTTGCTCCATTGGGAGGCTATCAAAGGCTTGAAGGAGCGACAGGAAAAGGAGATGGCATGGCTGTCGGCCCAATGACAAATAAGCCAGCAAGCTCGCAAGCCGAGTACGACCAAAGAACAAAGGCTTTCGATGAAGCTGGAGTAAGGCAACGTGAAGACAATAAGAGAAGTGCGGAGGCTATTGGGCAAAGAAAGAAGCAAGCATCTGTAGACGAACTAAACAAAAAGTATGCTGGTCCAGGCCCATTCCCTAGGAAAGCGTAGCAATGGGATTGCCCAGCGAGCTGAATCCCTCGGTACGCCCTAACCGCATCCAAGGAACTGCTTTTGCTGGCCCCGAACCAGACGAAGCAGACAAATTGTTGGCTCGAGTTCGCCAGAAGCGGCAAGAGGAACAAGAAGCACAAAACCAAAAGCCCGCCCCTGCCCCAACATACATTTCAAGAAGCGATGCCAACAAACTTAACCAGATAGCTAACCAAGAAGCAAAAGCGTCCAGAGATCGCTCTAACGCCCAGACCGAACGCACCCTAGATACCGCTGGCGTAAGACATCGGCAAGTAGCTGGCGGTGGAGTCGAGCCGAAGGTTACGTCCGATAACAAAGGAATGCCAACTCTGGAATGGGGATCTGGGGAAACTCCAAACGAATTAGGCGGGACGACTAAGTACGACGAATTTGGAAGCCCGATCAATAAGCCAGAAGTTCCTGTCCAGATTAAGACTGGTAATAAGGAATACGGCGAAGATCCAAATGCAATCTATCGAGTCCCCATTGGCAAACCCCAAGTCGAGGGTGCGACTCCAGAGCGTGACGCAACCCGCAAATCCAAGAGGATCGGAAGTATCGATGAACTGGTAGACTCAGATGACGAGGCCATTCGCAATGTTGCTAGACCCGCAAGGACTAGCAGAGACGAAAAGGTTTATGGGGATGCGTTTGCAGGGCTTAAAGCAACAGAAGACGAATTGCGGGCTGGGATTGGCGACCTTAAAAGCCAGATCGAGACAGCTAAAAACAATCCGCCTCCCATATCCGAGAAAGCAACCGACGAGGAAAGGGCGGAGTACGCAAAGAAAATAGCAGATGAGGAACTAGCCCGCACTAAGGAGTTAAATGAAAAAGAATCGCAACTCGCGAAACACAAAATGCTCCAAGCGGAACTTGGAAACCAAAAGAAAAAAGAAGCAACCTTCAACGCCCTCATGCAAAGAGGTCAAGACGTTCGCAAGCAAGGCATTGTCAAAGCTGACGGCTCCAAGTCAAACGACCCCAAGGATGATCCGATATATAAAGCACTACAAGAATCAGCATCGTCCCTCGATTTAGGCAATCTCGACCCAGACGCCCCTGCCCTTCCCAAGGCTCTCGAAGGGATGATCCCTTCCGTAGTCAACGGAATGATGATCGGTCTACCAGAATCCGAGGAAGCAAAGGGAGTACGGCAAGAAGCGGAACAAGTTAAGAAGTCTGTCGACGCAAACCTCGAGAACCGCAAACAGAAGCTTGCCGAATACACCGACGAAATTAAGAAACCCGCCGTCAACGCTAGGGCTGTATGGACTCTGTTGCGGAAAAAGACAGATCTGGCCATCGCCCAGCACAACTCACTTATCGAGTCGGGTGCTTCACAAGATGAAATCGATTCATCTAGCAGGGCTATTGATGTCCTCGAGGCAGACCTCAAAGGCAAATTGCCAAGCGTCATTATGGGCAACCAGTCCCTCGAATCAGCCCAGCAACTCGAAAAAGACGCCATTGAAAGCGCAAGGCAAGAGGCAGAAAGCCAAAAGGCCAAGGTTGACTATGAGGCCAACAAAACCGCTGGAGCTGTTAATCAGAGGAAATACCTAACTGGCGAAGCGGTAAAGCCAAAGCCAGCGGATATCAGTCCAGAAGCTCCAACGGACTCGCTGATGGACATGGCGAAGAACAAAGAGATCCCCACCAGAGTTGCCGTCGAGGCCAGCAAGGAGATCAAGGCAAAGCAGAAAGAGGCAAGCAAGTACAAGGACTCCGACTTTTATCCAGATGTATTCAACACCATCAAGCAAGCGATCAAGGGATCTATTCGATTCAACCAAGACCAAGCCAGCGGGTTCTACGCATTAGTCGGACGCCAGCTCGGAGGTAGCGGTGGAGAGTTCTTCCTTAACGCATCTCAAGCGGCCAAAGAGAATCGGGATTGGTTCGACCAGACATTCCCTACTGATGACGATTTTAACGCAAGTATAGTTGGCGGTGTCATTAAGGGCATTTCAGAACTTCCAGCCCAGATGATGACGTATGCGGCCGCCGCTCCGCTTGGCGGAGTAGGATCTGTGGCCGTTGGGTATCTAGGGAATGTTTCTTCTCTTTATGCCGAGGCACTCGCCGACCAAGAAGAAGCCCAGAAAAAGACTGGAATAGTATTAACCCCTAGTCAGAGCCACGTCGCCGCTTTGATGTACGCCCTGCCTTCTGCGGGGATTGATACAATTTCAGACAAGTTAACATTGGGCTTGGGCAAGAAGCTCGGCCTAACGAAGCTCCCAGCGGCCCAAGCTAGAAACCTTTTAGCCAAATACGCATTGGCAGGGGCAAAGTATTTGTGGCCTTCACTTAAGGGTGGAGCGGTAGAGGGCGTAACGGAAGGAGCCCAACAATGGTGGCTCAACAAGATTGCAAAAGAAATTGCCGACTACGACCCAGCCAGAGATCCAAACGGCGAAGTGGCACGGAGCATTATTATCGCCGCAATTACTGGAGTTTTCGCAGTTCAAGCAACAGCGGGCGGAGAGAAGGTTGTAAGGTTTGCAGATGAATACATCGCAAAGATCGGTGCAACTGATGAGGCACAAGAAGGGGCATCATTTGAGCTTCAAAAAGCCACGACAGACATTGAACCAGGAGGATGGGAGGCTTGGACAAACAGCCAAGGATTTGGATCCCCTTCTGATGTTGTTCTCAATGCTAGGCCTTTAGCTGAAAGCGAACCAGAACCCGAAGCCCTCAAGCCCGCAAACAGGCTTATCAAAGCTGGAAACAAGCTGGATTCGCTCAAGGAGAACGCCGACGAGATGGAGTACTTCGCAGTAAGAGCGCACGTTGCTGAAACAATCTCTGCATTGGCAAAAGCCCAAAACAACACTCGTAATGAGATCAGCCAGCTATCCGACACCCCCGCCTCCAAGAGTGAATTGAGCCAAAGAGAGGCGGCAAAAGCGGCCTCTTACATCATTACTGGAGGCCAGATGACCGAGGAGATGGGGTCTTACAAGATCAAGGGAATGCCGATCTTCCAAACACGAGAAGACGGAGCGACGATCCTAAATCCAAGTTTTGCCGAAGATTTCTTTAAGAACGTCCCCTCAATCGTCGATTACGAAAACATCAAGAGCATAATCCCCGCCATTGAGGCAAGGGTTGAAGCCCTTGGAATGCCAGCTACGGAAGGATCCTCAGACGAACCAGAAAAGGTTGAGAAGCCCCTTCTCGAAAACACTCCAACCAAGCTACTTCAAAGGGTTGGCAACAAACTGGCTGGCACAACATCAAACGAAAGAATGCAGTCTGCCAAAGAGAAAACCGCTGAACTTGCTAAAGGCTTATCGGTGGACGGAATTAAGGTCGGGTACGAGGAAGGTGCAATCACAGGGCAAGTATCCGCAATGCAAGTCACCCCCAATGAAGACGGATCTCTCACACTAAGATTAGATCCCAATCAGTTTGCCCTACAGGATTCCATAGACCCAGAGGTGAACAACAGGGCTTTCGGCGAGGAGATCCTTCACGTTGGGGACTTCGCCTCTGCCTACATTGAGGCAAAAGGCCTCGGCCTAAAACCAGAGGAATACCAAGCCTATCACGCAAAACGAAGGGGCGAACTCTTTAACAAAATTTTGGAGGTAGGCAAAAGCGACACAAATGTAGCAACTGCGCTCGTCTCCTCCATTTCCCTATACAACCCGAATATGCCGACCTCTATGAGCATGGAGGACATATCGGACTACGTTGGAGGAAGCACGGCAAGGACTGTGCAAGTGATGGGCGAGATGCTCCGTCAGCTAGGCCAGATCGAAGGCAAGTCTGGGCTGACGGAAAGCAGAATCGATTTAAGGCTTTCAGCTCAAGGCAAAGACACGGCCACGATGGAGAAGGTAACAACTGGAGAGAGCATTCGAGATCTAATCAGTTCCATCAAGAAGTACATCATGTCGGTGTACAAAGCCTTGAGTCGGATGCGTAAGGCTCTTTCTAGTGCAAACCCTCAAGTCGGAGCAGAGCTGGATGACACCCTAAACAAGATACAAGATGTTCTTAAAGGCAAGAAAGTGGACTGGACTGGGCTTGGAGTTCCATCCGCATCAGTTACAGGGCAAAGGTCTGGTGGCCTAGTTCAACCTAACCTTCCCTCAACTGGAGCAAATCCTAGACCTACAACAGCCCCTGCCCCAGAAGCTCAGACACAGCCAGAGCCAGTCACAGAATTGGAGCAAACCACGGAACAAGTAGAGCCACCCGCCCCGCCAGCTCCACCCGCACCTCCAGAGCCACCAGCTCCGCCCGCTCCGCCTGTTCCCCCTGCCCCGCCAGCACCAAGAACCGAGCTTCCAAGACTTCCTAGAGACCTCGCTGGAGCAAACCCTCGTTACGCCTACGGAGCAAATCAGTTTGCCCTAAACTTCAATAACGACATCGACAAGGCATTATACATCATAGCCCAGTCGAACCCTAGTCGCAGAGATGCTGACTACATGAAGTTCGTTATGGATGCGACAGGCATGAACTCGGCGGAGGCCAAGCTGGCTGGCATGGATATCCGAGCCTCAATCAAGGAAATCGCCAAGACCTCGGACGAAGACACCATTGAAGTCCCGCAATCTGAAATCACCAAGAAAATGATGGGCGAAAACAAGCCCGCACCGACACCCAAGAAAAACACGATCAAGGCATTCACGCAGGGCTTTACTGGGTCAACAGTTATCGGGACGCCCAAAATCATCGAGGCCACCGAGGCCAAGGACATGGAAGGCACGGACATCCAACCCAGAAACCGAAAAGATCGAAAGGCGTACAAAGAACTTATCGAAACAATGGCTCGCAACTGGGATCCAGACAAAGCGATGCCAGGGACTTCAACTGGAGACGGCGCACCCATCCTTACTGCTGAAAACAAAATCGTAAGCGGTCACGGACGAATCAAGGCAATGATTGAAATGTTCCGTCGCTACCCAGAGCGGGCGGCCGCCTATCGAGCCAAGCTGATGGAGGTTTTCCCAGAAATGGCAGACCAGATAAGAAATATGAAGATGCCGATTGTGATTACGGAGATGGATCTAACAGCCAGCTTTGAAGAGTCCAACAAGACGGCAACTGGGTTGGGCGTTAACAAAACGCCAGAGCAGTTCTTGAGGCGACTAGCCGTAAGGGCAAACGCTGGAACTTTAGCCACAGAGGAGCTTGCGGTTGCGGATGCTCGTGAAATACAGGACAACCCAGAACTCCGAGATATCAAGCAAAACGAAAACGGAGATCTATCGGAAACCCCAGAAAATGTGGCGATTCAGCAGAAGTTCTTTGAGATATTTGGATCCCCACAGCAGTACAGGAACAACGACGAGAGCTTTACCAAGGCCTTCAAGGATCGAGTAACCTCCGCCCTTCTCGCTGATGCGATTGCCAGCTCCAATAACGGCAAGATTACAGATTCCGAAAAGATCATTATATCCGCCATTACCGACCCAGAGAACAGCAACGCTGGGGTAAAGACTTTAGCCGCCGCTTTAACGAAATCAGTTACCCGACTTGTTTCATTACGGCAGATAGCCACAGAGGTTCTTGGTGCAGAAAAAGCATCCCAGCTCGACCCGCTTGTTCCGATTGCTAAGTCACTACAGGCCTATCTCGAGGCCAAGAGGTCTGGTGGAGAAAACACTCCCAAGGATTGGCAGTCGTTCGTTGAGAACAATCGAAGCCAGATCCCTGGACTTGCGGAAAACATCCTAGATCAAGCCTCCGCTGACGTGTTTCAGCCTATTTACGATTTCAGAGATTCCAGCGCAAAGCTCTCCAGCTACCTAAACAATCTGGCCTCAGAGTTGGAAGCCAAGATTCAAGACCTCAAGGACATGGGCGAGACGGATATATTTGGAAACCCAGTCCCAATACTTGAGGACTACGCTGGAACTATAAGTTCAGCCGCCCAGAAGGCCGTCGAGAAGACCCTCGCTAAAACCAGATTAAGTTCCAGAGGCCTCCCTGCTCCAGATCCTCGTGAAGAGCAGATCGACAAAGACCAAGAAAAGGCCGAGCTACAAGAGAGCTGGACTCCAGTTGGAGAAGAAGAATCCAAGAAGATTGATGGCTATTACTCTTTAGGGCTACAAGCCCCTGCCAACCTCGCACCCGAACAGACCTCTGCCATTAACGAGCTGGTTAAAGAGGTCGGCCCGATCCCGCAGTACGTCTCAAATATGATCGGGATCCCTGTCGACAAGATTTTCAAGCGGGATGACGGCGAGGAACGACTATCGGCAGAAGCCTTGGAGACGATCGCCCTTTCCATCAATCAGATTGAGAAAGGCAAAAGCCTTACCATCGGACACGAGATGGGTGTCGGTAAGGGTCGGATCGTTGGGTCAATCATGGCCGTTTATGCCCTCAAAAAAGGCCTAATTCCTGTTTTTGTGACCAAGTCCGAGCCTTTGTACCCAGCGATGCTGGATGACATCGAGGACGTAGGATTCGAGGGGCAGATCAAACCGCTCATCACAAATAACAACTGGAGTTCGATGCGTAGCAAGGGTCGCCCAGTTACGATGAAGAACCCGATCCAGAAGCTCCGACTCACCGCACAGACTGGCAAGATGCCAAGTGAGCATAACGCAGTCTTTACGACCTATGCCCAGATCTCCTCGGTGGCTAAAAAGGATGTTATCCCTGCCCTCAATGCAATCGCAGACAGGGCGATCTTTATCTTGGATGAGAGCCACAATGCGGCGGGAACAGACAGCTCTATCGGCGAATTTTTTAGAAGCGTAATTCCATTATCACGAGGAGCGGTGTTCTCTTCGGCAACGGCTATCAAAAGCCCCGCCAACATCGCCACCTACTTCCCCAAGACCAGCATCCCAATGGCTGTGCCTACCGCAAGTGAGTTCGAGAGACTCGCCAAGCGGTTCGGTAATCCATTTATGCAGATGACCAGCAGTATGCTGTCACGAGCTGGGCAGATGTTCCGACTCCAGAGTGGATTTACTTGGAAGGGACAGAAGATCCCCTTCATTCCATCCACAATTAAGGCCAAGCAAGAGGTCATCGACGCCCATAACGCCGCCAATGAAATCCTTGGTGAAATGAGGCAGATCGAGATCGGCGAAAAGATGAAGAAGCTGACCCAACAGCTCGTACAGGATGCACAGGAAGCCTACGACGGAACGGAAGCAAAAGCCCTTATCTATCCCCTTTCTGGTCAATTCCACAATGTTGCCGCCAATATGGTTCTTGGAGCGAAAATCAAGGACACAGCAGACTTGGCCGAAGCCGAAATCAGAGCTGGTCGCAAGGTGTTCATCTCAATGGACACGACTGGCGAGGCCTTCCTTCGGGATGCAAAGGAGATTATGGAGGGCGGAACCCTTCAAAACTATGACAAGGTCTCGAAGGTCACCTTTAAGGATTTCATGGAGCGGTACGCAAGGAAGCTCAACACAAACAAGGTCAAGATCGAGCCAGCGGATGAAAAGAGCAACGCCCCTGCCCTTGAGTTCACCATTGATTGGAATAAGACAAGCGGGAAATCAAATATCCCCAACTGGGTAAGCCAAAAGTCCATCGAGCTTCACGACTCCCTAATGGAGACTGGCTTCAAGGATCTAGCCCTAATCATCAAGGACAATGCCGAGACCCTCAATAAGCTCCCGATCAGTCCATTTGATGCTTTGCGTGCTGAATTACAAAGAAGGCAGATCCTAAGTGCTGAGATATCGGGTCGGGACATCGCAGTCACCCCCTCTGGTGCTTTCTCGCAGAGATCCGTCACCGACCAAGACAAGCAAAACTCCCTAATCGCCTTCCGTAACAATGACCAGACGAAGGTTCTGATCGTCAGTCGAACTGGCTCGACTGGGCTGTCGGCACACGACGATCCCCGCAACAAGAGTTCAGCTCCCCGAACCCATATCGTGATGCAACCCGCCCCCGATATCGTCGATACAATCCAAGTTTTGGGCAGAACAAACCGCAACAATCAGCAAAGTGCGCCCAAACTTGTCTACATCTACAGCGAAGACATCCCTGCCGAAGTACGGATTATGGCGATGACCCAGAAGAAGATGCGCCGTCTTGGTGCGTCGACGACTGGTAAAGACGCAACGGCCGCTGGCGAAAACCTTGGGCTGGACATGCTCAATACCTACGGAGACAACGCCGTAGCCCTTGTATTGGCTAACGAACCAGAGCTACGAACGGCCTACAACACCAGAGCTGGAACGAACTTCCCCGAGAAGTTTGAGGATATCCGAAAGATCCTAACTTCTGGTGAGCCAGGTGATGGGATGCGAAGAATGATCCACAAGGCCTTGATCTTGGATATCGAGGATCAAAGGCATTTCTTCGAGGAGATCACAGCCGAATACGTTGCGATGGTTGATTTCGCCAAGCAGAACGGAACCTACGAGCTGGAATCACAGGACAAGGACTACAAGGCTGAGAAGCTGTCGGACGAAAAGGCTTGGGATGCGTATGGGGTTGCGAGTTCGGATAGAACATTACCACGCTCAAATGCCGACAAGTTTTATTATATCGCACAAAGGCCAGTCTTAGGCGATACCACCACGTTTCGCCCGACGGCGGGGGTTGTGGGCGCGCCTGTAACCCTAAGAGAATTGGCTAATAAAAAACTGGTAAGTGGTGAAACTATCGAAGGCATAAACGAGGATACGATTGTTTCAAGTAAGGGGGACATGAGCGGATGGACACCGCTCGACGAATTCCTTAGGGACAATTCCGATTCAGACGGACGTTTAATTGAATCGAAGTCTGGTGAAGACGCATTTGCCAAGCCAGCCCGCATCGCCAAATACCGATTCAATAACCCGACCCCTCCTCCGACCTCGGCAGAGGTAATCCCGACCCTCGAACAGGCCAAGCAACAGGCCGAAACAGCCGTATCAGACTTCTTAAAAGCCAGCGACTCTGTCCTAAAGGACAAGCTGGCCCGTATTTCAAGCAACCCACGGATGGAGCAACTGGCGAAGGTAAGGGCTTTGGAGAAGTCTCGGAAGCAGTACGCCCAGACCAAGTATAATGTGGAACGAGCCTTAGACCTAGTTGGCAAGGGAGCTTGGTTCGGCAAGGATACAAAGCAGATCCCTGCCTATGTCGTAGGTGTTGAGCTGAACAACCGCTTCCCTCACGCCGAAAGTCGGCAGTACCTAGTCCTCCAGACGGCTGGGTTTGAGAACAAAGTCCGAATCCCGCTACAGGCATCGGAACTCGCTCACGTTAATCCTTTCAAGATTTCTTTAGACAAGTCACCCATTGGTGAAAACGAAGCCCCTACTCGCGACCCAAGCGTACCGATTAGCAGTTTGCCAGTTGGCATTTACCGCAACACGGACGGATCTGGGCTGGTCGTTGGCTCGAATGGTCGATATGTGGACATTCTCCCACCAGAACAACTCCGAGAAGTTAATGCAGTTGCATACGAGTTGGCGGTTCAGATGCACGAGAGCGGAATGGAAGAATCTGAGATCGAGAACCGAGTGTTTAATGAGGCAATTAACAAAGTTCTTACGTCTGGAGATAACGCCTTAGAGCCATCTAAATGGAATAAGTACGTTGAGGAGCAGATGCCCGAAAGCCGTAAGGGTGACGGATTCGGCAAGACCTACGATAGATCAAGGCAGAATGCGACCCAGAGAGACCAGTTTGTGGTCGAAGGCAATCTCCTCACAGGAGCGAATTTCGTTTCCTCTATGTTCGGGGCTAATGTCCCAGCGGCGGTCACCACCTTCACAACCAAGGATGGTGGCAAGACAACTGGCGTAGTGATGCCCGCTGGGGTCAACTCCGACAACCTAATAAACCTCAAGGCAGAAGTAGCCAAAGGCCAAGGATCCCTGCTTGGCCCTGTCGGCAAGGTAATGGATAACATTATCGACGAGGAAGGCAGACCTCGGGCTGTTGTGTTCAGCGACGGGTCAATGATCTCTGGGCAAAGCCTCTACATCCCAGACAAAGCATTCCTCGATGACAAGAACGAGGGTTACAGGAAAGAGGCATTAGACAACAGCAACGCCATCGCAACGATGATCGTGGCTAAAATCAATCAAGGACATGATGCTTGGATGTATCGAGGACCAAAGAATGGGTTCTCGCTACGCTCAAGGGGTCTGCGTCGTGAGGCTGGTCAAGGCCGAGCCAAAGAACAAATCGTCGAAGGATTCTTGACCGACGACAACGCAAAAGACTTCGCACCAGAAGGAGTCATCGGAAGAAACATTCGCTACAAGGCGATGAAGGCATCGGATGACGGATGGCTCGAAGCTGGAAACTTGGGTGAGGACGAGATTTACGAGAACCTATACGACTACGCAATGGCCCTACAGGCACAGATTAACCAGCGTCACGGCCAAAACACCAAGGGCGAGCTGATCGAGAACGTACCTAACTTCATCCTGTCTGCCGTTGATAACCGCATTAAGCAGATGCAAGAAGAAGCCAAGAGCCGTGAGACCATTTCTAAAGATGCTCCGATAAGCGGGACATTCAACGAAGAGGGCGATGTCGAACAAGAAGAAGCCTCCGTGGGCGATTACATGGCTCAAAAAGAAGCTCCAGAATCCAACAAGGAACTCTACGACAAGCTCGAAAAGGTACTGGCCTCGCTGGCCGATTCCGACAGGAAAATCTTTATGATGTATGTCAGCGGGGCGAGCTATCAGCAGATCTCCGAGACCCCCGAAGCCTACAAATCTAGAAACGTGGGCAACCTCGATGGCGAAGTCGCTCCAGACAGATCTTGGACGTTTAAGCATATCCAAAGCCTCAAAGGCCAGCTCGCCAAGTACGCAAATTTCCTAGGGATCGAAGCTCCCACAACAAAAGAAAAGCCTACCGAAGCAAGCCCGATGGAAGGCTTTAAGGCTATTGAAGAAAGCAAGGGTCAGATGACCCTGTTCTCTCGTGGACTGGTGAGCTACTTGGACAAGAACGCTGGAAATAGCGTCCTGTTTAGGGATCTCCTCACAGCCGTTGCGAACGAGCCAGACGCACTACCTAGCCAGAGAGCCTTGGCTAAACTGCTGACCACCCCAAACACCAAGCAAAGCATGATGACCGCTGGGCTATATGTGCCAGCCGAAATCAATCCAGATCCGAGCTTTGTAAGGTCGTACTACAAGCCAGCTAAAGAAGGCAACGGAATGGTTGTGTTGAGTCTTAATGGGATCAAGAACAGCGGTGAACCGATTGAAACAACGATTCACGAATACAAGCACGTTCTGACGCACAACCTTTTAGTCAAAGAAGGAATCGGTACGGCAACAGGCAAGAAGGAGCTGGATAGACTTGTTGAGTACGCAAACCGCCCAGATATCGAGATGGATGCAGAGGGTAATCCCCTGCCCTTGGCAAGCGGAAGCAAGGGCGGATACAAACCACTCAAGGCTCTGATTAAGGCCTATTTGGCGGCCGTCAACGCATCCAAAGATACCGCTGGCAACCCTGTGGCAGACGCTGTTTTCGGGACTGGATTGGCATCTACCTACGATGTGACCCTGCACATGGCCCCATACGAATGGGCTATTGGACAGGATGGGATCCACATGAAAGCCGAGATTACCAGCGAGAACACCTTCCCTCTCCTCAAGTACCTCAAAGATCAAGGGCTGGAAGGAACTCGCCCGATGGGACACACCGCTGGTATGAGCCTTGTCGCCTCGAAGGGATCCCCAGATTTCGTGTTCTTGAACCAGACGGATGAAGAGGCATTGGGCGGAATGGAAACAAGCGGAGTGCAAAACACGACCCTTGTTATAACCCCAAGTGGTATTGAGAAACTCCGCCAGCAAGACCTAGAACCCCTCTTCTACGCATCTTACAAGGTTCGTGCGACAGCCCCGATGTTCCGAACAAAGGTTTCAGACATCCAGACTGACCCGCAGAAGGTTCGCTCGATCTACTACGGCCTTGGGAACATTCACGAATTCGTAACCGAAATGTACAGCGACAATCGTTTCCAAACCGAGATGGCCTCGATACCAGGACAAGCTGGAATTGAGATCAACGGGAACCTCAAAGAGTACATGCAAGCCTTGGCCGCCGAGCTTCCGCAAGAAGCTAGGAACGCAATGATGCAGAACTCGGCAATCAAGCCGACCATTCTGACCCAAGGGCAGTCGGCCGCCTTGGAACTATCCAGCCAGCCATTCGACTTTATGAAGATGGTTGAGAATCTCCGCCAAGGGAACGTCGAGAAAAAGCTGGAACAGGCCACCCTGTTCTCTCGTGGAATCAAGATTCAAGACAAAGACAGGAACAACATTGATGTCCTAAAGAGCAAGCTACTCCAGCTCCACAAAAAGAAGCACGGATCCTACCAAAAGGAGGACGATGGTTATTATCGGCCAATTCCTCCCCAGCAGTTGTCCTCCCAAGAAGAGACTCTTTACACAATGCTGATGGACAAGGCTCGTGCAGAAAAGTGGCCTGGAATCGCATTCCAATCAGACCTTATGGATGTTGAGACAACCACAAGGCCAGAGAATCTTGTCCTAGAGCAGCAGTCGGCAGTCCCAGAAGTGGAAGCCCCAAAGATGGAGCAACTCTCCCTGTTTTCACGAGGGCTAATGGAATCTGTGTCTACCGCTCTCAATGAAGATTACCCCGCATCCAAGGCTATGGGTGTTATGGATCGCAGGCCTTCGAATCCTAGGAACGAGATAAAGGCGCAAGCCTTGAAAGACTTTATTGAGAACGCAATGCTCCCAGAGTCATTTGAAATTAAATACAAAGGCAAAGGATTAAATCCAACTCAGCTTCGCATTGAGTACCTCAAGCAAAACCCAGAAGCATTAAGGCGAATACTTTATAAGGAGAGAGGCAAGAACCCTAGCAGTAAGCTCTTTTCAAGAGGCCTACCAGCAGACCCAGTAGACCCGATGAACAACGGAGACCAACAAGCCCCGCTGAATGACCTACTGGCTTCATTCTTAGGTGCGTCTGGAAACATCATTACCGACGAAGAGATTAACGATTTAGCCAATCGGGCATCCGCAGAGACGATGCCGTACAAGATTGGGGCGCCTTTTGCTGGGCAAGACGTAATGAGTGCTGGCCCAGACGCAAATGATAATTACAGATTCGTCGAAAGGCTCGCCGCTGAACTCAATAAACTTGAAAACCCAGAAATCCACAGAAAACAAGATGTAATCAATGCCGCCAGAAAGCTGGTTGCTGAAAATAAGGACAAACTTTACAAGGGATTGCTAGACGGAACCCTCGATCGAACAAGCGATGTAATTGAGGTTGCGTTAAGCATTGCCACAGCTGAAGACGCAAATAAAAGCGGGGCTACGCCAATAAATGTCTTATTGGATCAGAAAAGGAGATACGGAAGAAGTAACCTAGGAAGAGCCCTTGGAGTCATGGGCAAGCTGGATCCTTTAACCAGAGAGGAAAGAAATAAGCAATTTGTCATGGATGAGCTTATGAGACCCTCAAGAAGCGAGCTGGATCTTTACAACAACGCAGTCTCTTCCGTTGAAAAGCAAAATGCCATTGAAAACAACAATGAACTGATTCGAGTGTTAAGAGAGGAACTAGAGACCGCAAGAAGACAGGTCGGCGAGGCCTTTGACGCAAACGAGAAGTGGCAAAAGTGGGGAGCCTATATGGAGGCTCGGATCAAGGAAGTTGAGGGCTACAACAGTCAATGGGCTGAAATTAACGACCAGAACCAAGTTGCCCTAGATAAAGCATTCAGAGAAAGAGAGGCTCTACAGGCCGAGCTGGCAAAGGCAAATACCAGTCTCGAACAGATGGACTGGGAGACAGCCCAGCTCAAAATCCGTGAGAGCAAATCAGCTCAAGACGTACTGGATACTGTCCAAATGTCTGTAAATGATGCCGAGGCAATCAGACTCGTGATGGCTGGCATGGTTCCGATGGCGGCCGCCAAACAAGCGGGGATCAAGCCAGCCAGAGTGATGCAGTTAATGAAGTCTCTTGAGACAAACACAAAGCAGAGGTTTGACCAAGTAGCTGGAGAGCTTGCGACCCAAGGGATCACACGAAGCCAGCTAAAAGCGAAGTTGACCGCATTTGCCAACGGAGCATCCCTGCGGTCTAGGGGTATCGAAGCCAACCAAGAAGAGGCTCCCCTCACCAAGGAAGAGATTTTGGCAGAGATCGTGTCAGCTATGGGATTCGACTACGCAGGGCAGTCCGATACTTCTGGTAAGGCCGATTGGCACAATGTTGATGGCAAAAGCTCTCTGTTCGACTGGAGAAAGCCAAGCAATGTCGGAGTTGCAATGCAGATGGTTCGTAGAGCGCAAGGCAAACAGGCCAGCGTTGGTGATGCAGTATTTGAAGCCCACGTTGCCCTGCTTGTATCCAGTACCTCGACCCAGCTCGCCAACATCGTAAAGACCCCCTTTGTTGCCACCAACCCCTTCTATCGAATGGTAGAGGCTGGGATGTCCTACCTTATGGGCAAGACTGGGCTTAATGTAAGGCTTCCAGATGGTACGATTGGCAATCCATACGCCAGCGTGGCTGATGTAGTCAACGGAGCTACCGAGGAAGCGAAACTCGGATTTAAGGCGATGATGCCCTCAATTATGAACGGACTGCGGTACGCACGCTTGGCATTCAACACCGAAAAGCCTTTCTATAATATCGACCATACCGATTCGACCCTTCTGGATGAGGGCGATCAGAAGTTCTATGAGAACGATCCCAAGATCCCTGGACCCCTTGGAAAGAAGATCCGCTTGCCCCTGCGAGCCTTGTTGGCCGCCGACGAGTTTGCCAAATCATTCACAGCTCAAACCCTTGTAGGATCTATCGCATTCAGAATGGCAAGGGCGAAGGGGCTAAACGGACAAGAACGGCTCGAATATGTGAGAAACCAAGTCAGCGAGTTTGGGTCTGACTCTTGGAAGATTGCGGTTGAGCGGTCTTCTCGTGAAACCCTAAACGAGGACGTAGCAGACAATAGCGCCCCAAGTGGAAAATTTGTTGGAGCAGGCACGAAGGATGAGCCGTTCACCTTCAAAAGGCTTGGCAAGGCCGTACCTCGGGGATTGAACATGGTGAGCAAAGGAATCTCTGAACTATCGCAGAAAATTGAAGACTGGGGTTTTGACCCTAATAATGGAGCAAGGGCTGTCACCGCTCCTGTGGCCTTTACTGGGTCAATGGGTCTCCAAGTTCTTCGAGGCCTTACCCTGTTCGCCAGAATCTCCTACAATGTGCTGGCTCGTGGGCTTGCCTTCAGCCCTATCGGCCTCGCCGACTCCGCAATCGGAGCAATGAATTCCATTAAGAAAAACAGAGAAGGCCAGAGGTTTATGGATCTGAGCAACTACGAGAACTCCGTAGCTGGGCTTACCGAGGGAGCGATTGGAACAGCAATTCTGATGGCTCTGTTCAGAAGCATGGAAGGTGACAAGGATGACGACAAGAAACTCCTTTTGATTACTGGGCCAGCCAAGGACGCTGATACTGCTGGAAGGACAACTAGGTACGGAAACAGATCATATATGATTCGCATTGGCGACAAGGAGTTCGATATCAGCAGAATCGAGCCTCTTACATCGACCATGGCATTCGGAGTTGCCCTTTCAACCGCAGTAAAAGACGCAGTCAATCGTGGCGGTGGAATTGAAATATCTAAGAACCTCTTCCTAGATTTTGGAAGAATCCTATCCCAGAAGACATTCGGAGGACAGCTACGGACAGGAAATACCTTATTGAAGGGCGATTTGGGAGATCCATTGATTGATTTTGCCTCTGTGTTTACAGCCCCTCCATTAGCCAGAGGACTAGCGGAATCGTCGAAGGACTATGTATCCAGAACTAAATCGGAAGAGGCCACTATATTTAACAAGGACAGAATGCTGTCGAAGTTCGCCCCTGCTGTCGGAGCATACCCTTCAGTCACTGGTTACAGGACTCCATACGCTTACGACTATGAAGGCAAGAAGGTTGTTAAGCCGTTCACAGAGGTCTTGCCCAACAGCACGGCTGGCAAGATTGCGAAGTTCGCACTTAGGAATCTCTCCCCTGTCGCCGTCTACAAAAAGAAGCCCGCCTCCAAGCTCAATCGGTTTGTCGAATCCTACAACAGGCAACAGATCTCAACAGATGGAAAGACTTGGGTTCTTAACTCACCCAGAGCCGAGATCACAGATCCCTACAGCAAAAAGAAGGTTAGGCTGACTCTGCGGGAACAAGAGACACTCAACTCAATCGTCCAGCCTCAGCTCCAAGCCTTGTTTGAGGTGAACATAACAGAGGCCGATATCGCCAACCCAACGGACAAAAAGAAGCAAAGAATCCAAGATCTTGCCTCCAAGCTCCGCAATAAATACGAGGAACAGATTGTCAGACAGAGGTATGCGATGGGCGACGCAAAGCAGACAAAGTAGTCGCACAGCTGGCCATTGATGGTTGAAATCGAATATGGCTGAGAATCAAGTAGATAACCTCGTAAAGAAGGCCGAAGAACTCGAGAAGGCTCTTGATTCTGCTCGTAGTGGACCGAATGCACGAGCTTTGGGTGGCGGAAGCCCGACTGCGGTTGCCTTCCCAACAGCCTATAAGCTGACGGAGGAACAGGAAAAGGAGCTGGTTCGCCACGCATCCGAACGCCTCCGCAAGCTTGAGGTTGAGATGGGACGAAGCATCGTCCGTAATACTGCTTACAACACAAACCCAACATCCTTGATGGCTTTTGAGACCTTCTTGGGTCGCCGTCAGATCTACGAGTGGGTCTATGAGAACAATGTCTCTTGGCGTCCAGCGGTCATGGGCGGGATCTTCGAGCAGAGCAACCTTATCGTGCCTGTGACCCGACGCATCGTTCGGCAGATGATTGCAAAGGCACAGAAATACTTCCTTGGAACAGATCCTTGGTTCTCTGCCCTGCCCGAAGGAGCGGCCGATCGGGACATCGCAGACAAGGTTGAGCGATATGCCCGCTACAAGTTCAACAGGCTCGGGGTTAAGGATGCAATGGCGATGGCCTTGCAACTGGCCTTTGTCCGTGGTGAATGCGTAATCAAAACGACCCACGTTAAAAAAGAGCAAGTCTACCAGCGGAATGCCAAGGTTCTGGTGGATCTAAACGGCCAGCCGATCCTCGCAACGGACGGAGATTTCATTACCGACAAGGACAGCTTTGTCCCAGCCCAGAACGAGATCGGTGAACCTATTATGCTTTTGAGGCGGGATATGGCGACGATCCAGCCCCCTGTTCCTGTGTTCATCGAGCAAACGATCAGCCGAAGGGCAATCATTTCAGAAGGCCCGACTGCCGAGCCTGTCTACTACCAAGACTTTATTTGCCCACTCAATGCAACCTCTGTGGATGACGCTGACTTTGTGGCTCACCTTTATGATGCTCCCATTATGGAGCTGGCTGACCTCTACAACAAGAAAGGGTCAAAAAGCGAAGAGACCCCCGAAGAGGAGATGCTCCGAATCCAAGCGGCGATTGACCAGATCCGCCTATCAGCCACCGAGTCTGGGATCCCCAAGACTGGTGCTAAACAGGCCAGAACCGAGCGTGGCGAGGCGTATGAACCAAACAATACCTTCAACAACCCGACGATGGAGATTGCGGAATGCTACTTGCGGTATGATGCGAACGGAGACGGAATCACCGAAGAAATCATGCTTCTGCTGGATGTTCGCAATCAGCGGGCAATCTTCTACGAGTATGTGGCTAATGTGACCTCCGATGGCCGTAGACCTTTCACAGTAGTCCGAGTGAACCCTGTGGACGGACGCTGGTACGGAATGGGCGGAGTGGAGCAGTTCAAGACCTCACAAGACTTCATGGATCTGACCATTAACCGACTCAATTTCAGCCAAAGCTCAAGCGGGCGAGTCACCTTCTGGCGTCCAGATGCGACCTTTGAAGGGTCAGCAAATCCCAATCTGATCCTCAATTCTGGAGGCACTTATACGCTTCGCCCAGGCTTTGCGGCCGCCGATGCCTTGACCTATGTGGCTCTACCAGAGTCCAAGGAAAAGGATCTGAATTTCATGCTCGAATACTTTACCCAGCTCGTGCAACTCGAGTCGGGCGTGATGACTGGTGGCGACCAAGAGTTCTCTGGCTTGCCATCCAGCAAGCTGGCTACTGGCATCCGAAGCATCGACCAAGCGGGCAACGAAATGTTCTCGCAGTACCTAATGTCGTTGGAGCCAGCCCTGTCCCAAGTGGTCAATCGGCTGGTCTTGATCCTGTTGGATAACATGAACAAAAAGGAAATGTTTAACTACCTCGAAGGCGACGCACTCCAACTCGTGACGATCACCCCAGAGGAAATTGCTGACATTAACATCAATATCCGCCTCCTACTGACCCGCTATCACGGCGAACAACAGCTACAAAGCAACGCTCAAGCGGCGGGTCTTGTGACCCAGTTCTATGGATTGCCCCCAGAAGTTCAGCAGAAGGTCGCCCTGTTCTACAACCAGAGCCTCAAAGCCCTTGGGATCGTGGATGCAGAGTCGATCATTCAGCCCTTTGCCCCGCCTCCCACACAGAATGGTATCACTCCAGACGGACGAGTATTCGGCCAAGCTGGATCTCCTGGCTCACCTCCGCCTAGCGTTGGCGGAACGAAAAGTGTCCCTGTTGACGCTGGCCTAGCTGGCGGTAATCCGACACCCGCATGAGCGATCCAGCCAGCCAACTGGCACTCATCGAGCGGTTAAAAGACAATTCTGGGTACAACGAGTGGTATCTCCCTGCCCTTTCAAGACATCTGGAAGGTCTTAAAGAAGCGGTTTTAGAGGCTGGAATTACCCCAGAAGATCGTCAGAACAGGCACTCGGCCTATATGGCAGTTAAGGAAGTGCTGGCTCTGGTTCCGTCGCAGGAAGCCGCACTTTATAGGATTCTGCAAGGCCACGAATCACGGCAAGAGCCTCGTCGTAAGTAAAGTATAAGTCCACAAACTTGACCAGTCGTACCTTCCCGTCGGCCAGCACCTTGTGGGCAGTACACTTGTCCTCCGTAGTGTTGTGTAGGCAAATCTCTTCATAGGAAGCGGTTCCTGGGATTCTAACTCCTGCAAGTAAAGTTGAAGCCTTACTCCCGCTCCTGTCGGCAAAGTCGGCCTCCTTGATAAGCTCAAGTGCCTGCTCTTTAGTTATGTCCCGTTCCATAATCATAAAGATCTGTGAGTGCGTGAAGGACGTCGAAACAATAGAGGCCCCGCAGTCATCTGGCACAGGCCTGTCTACGTCGAGAACAAGCATCGAAACCCCATCTCCGTTCTCTGGCTTGGCGTTCATTATCTTAAATGAGAACACCCCTTCCTTAAGCACTTTCTTGGCCTCTGCTATGTCATTGATCTTAGGCACGGAATGATGAAGGACTCCCTCAGAGTCCCATTTATTCCCAACATAGTAACTTCCATTGGGGTCGTGTTTTATGGAGATAGATACTCCTTCACTGCCCCAGATCATCGAAATAAACTCGATAGCCTTATTCAGCCCGATATGTTCTGGGGATTCAGCAAGGATCTCGGAACGAAGGTCTGTAATGCTTGGAGGGTTAACAATGCCGTTGCGGGCTTCCTCGGTTGTCTTTTCAAGTAATATGGAGGGCACTTGCTTTCGGGGGGTATGATGGAACGCTTTTAACAGTTTGTCTGATTGGCCATGCGGTACACTCAGAACGGACGACGCATAGGCAATGGGCCAGTCGTGGGATGACAACCCTTTTTTGGATGCAAAATACCTTCGGAGCTTAAACTGGCTACCAGAGGACACGTTCTGAATTGCCGAATCCAGAAGAACACAGGAATCTATCATCTCTCTGGCGACATTTCTGGGTACCGCAAAGACGCTAGAAAAAACCAAGAACTGACCCCCTATTCTTCTCAGCTGACCCACCACCGCCAACCTATTGACCAGCTCCTCTTCGAGGCCTTGCTGACGAGATATCTCTGTATTAGGGTCTATTTTAACAATATACTTCCCAGACAAGCGAAGACCAAGGACAAGTAGTTCATGAATTGCCAAGCCTCCGCTACGATCATGGTAGACATCTTCGGTTGTTGTATGGATTAAGTCTGCGTAGTCCTCAAGCCCCTTTGGGTGTACGCAGTTATTTGCCAATATGCCAAGCTGGCAATTTGGGTAGCATTCCTTGACCTTTTTGGCCGTTGATACAGACAGCTCTTTATCACCATCCCATATCTGCATTACAACGATCATTCTTCCTTACCCCACTTTCCTTTTGGACAACTTTGGGACGGCATGTGCAACTTGCCGACCCCGCATCCACACACCCTGCATCTGCCAGAACCAAAAAAAGCAGATGGATCGTAATACTCACACCCAACACAGATTTCCTTACGCATAGCAAATGTCTCTGGCCTTACCTTTGTAGCCAGCGTTCCGTCTGCAGTAGCTTTTTTAATTGCAGAACCAAGGGACATTGCTTGTTGAATGAGTGACGGAACCTTATAAAATAACTCCAGTACAGGGCGAGGAGACGCAAGGACATCCCCATCCACCGAACAAACCCAGTCAGAACCTATCGCTTGATAGGTTAACGCATTAGGTTCGTAACACTTTCCAATCATTCCCCTCTTCACGAAAGGCCTTAATTGACGGACATCTTCCTTCATTGGTGCGATAAACAAGTAAACAGTTCGCGTCGGGCTTTCGTACTGGAGGGTCTTTGCTTGTAAAAGCACTATCATTAATTGGTCTTGAGCGAGAGGATCTAGCTTGAATATTCTTCTATCAACTTCAAGGCACATAAGGCCTTTTGTCATAACTATTCCAGACTCATTCCATGTTAGTTCTGCTTTTTTCATTTGCTACTCCATTTCTGTAAATAACTTAAAGGTGATTGTTAAGTCTAACTTTGTTTCGATTTTGTCTTTTTCGTGAGCGGGCCCGTAGCATGCTAATTCTTTAAAATCCTCCGTGAGATTATATGGTTTGCATTGTGGTCCTTTTTCACATTCCTTGCAATTCTGCTCTTTTTCGGGCGTACATCCGCAACAACCACAAAGAAGGTCGTCGTAGTCTCCTTTGGTGAGTCCTCCTCCGCAGGTAATCTTTGCGTTAGCTGCACATGGGGATTTCCGCCCAGTAATCACCCATCCCACGGAGCATGGATAATTAATTCTACAAAATTCTTCCTCGCAACATGGGTCAGTATCCTTTACCCCGCCACATCCCTCCTCGGAACAGCAGTAATAACCGTCTGGAGCACCATTACAAGTAAGGGCTGGGGCACCAACCTTAAGGGTGTGTAAACCATTGGAACTATTAGACTGTGTATCCTTCTCAAAATTAGTTATACATGAAGTTTCTTTTTTTATGCGACGAATGACATAGATAGGGGTAGTAGTATTCCAGTCTTCGCATACAAGCTTCAACGTCCCCACCTCCTTGTCCTCAAACTCATAAAGTGAATCATCGAGACCTTCGAAAAATTTCATGGCGTGTTTTACGCTTGCTTCGTTTATGTAGGTAACCAGCTCTAACTCAGCAGATTTGTTGTTGGGGTAAAAATCCATACTTCCTTTACCCATCCCTCCAGAACCACCCGCCCCCGCCCAAAAAGTTGGACTAATGACGTCAGAAATCCATCCTCGCCACCAGAGCACAAGGTCTTCCTTTAGCTCCTTTTTTTCTCCTTGTAGACTAAGGGGAACAGGAGCGACATTGTAAATACCATATCCAGATTCGAGCGGAGTAGTAACACTAACGCCAACATATTTTCCAATATTAAAAGATATTCCGTATGTGCCTTCACATACATCGGGACCATCGGGCTCCGAGACGACGTTTTTATGCCCATCTGAGCATACATTCGGATTATCCAGGCCCTGTTCAAATGATGTCACACATTTATCTTCACATAAGCAAAGAAGCTTAAGATCTCCCCAATCTCCCTCGCAATCTTTACACTCATTCCCACACTCGCATGAATGCTTCTTTCTATCAAAAAAATCGAGACCAGCAAATCCAAGCGGACAATTCCCACTAAAGGTTTTTCTTATGCCAGTAGAATTCCATTCCATCTTCCAGTCGGGATAGTTTGCTGGATAATCTTTTGTTGGAGATCCCCCGTCATTTCCGCAGTCGTCCTTTTCGGCTACGGGCTCTGCTTTTTCTTTTCCAATCAAACTGTAGTCCCATCCGACGCCACTAAAGTAACACTCGAGATTCGGGCCAGAAACGAATAGAGGCCTTACAGCTTTTCCTGCATTCTCGGCTGTACGAACGTTTATGCCACTCGGATAAAAAGGAACATTCTCGGTATCAGTGCCGACCGAGTTTCCAGTTATACCAATCTCACCATCAGAATGATTGAAGCTACCAAGGCCAGTGTGAACGAAATACGTGCCAATTTCACAACCAGCTGGATTAGAATACGCTTGCTTAAGAGCATCTTCTTCCGTGGCAATAATTATGCTGTTATTGGTAAGTGGATAAGCAAGACACCCAGAACTCAGCTTGG